CGATTTAATTTTAACTCATTGGCTGAGCCATAACTAAAACAATTATCCCATTGCAATGTCCCTAGCGTGATCATGATATACTCCTATAATCTCCTTTACTTGATTTTCGTTTAGTTCGAGAATATAACTTAGATATTCTACTAACTCATCTTCGATTGTCATTTCTTTATCTAAGATAAGAGTAGCTTCTGTTTTTCTTCGAACGATTTTTTTATCTAAAAGTTCAGAGTTAGAAACATCTGCAAGATCAGTAACATTTCCTTCTATTTCATAGATCGTATGATCGTAGTCTGTTGGAATCATCTCATCAGTACTACTTATAGTCTTTCTGAGTAGTTGTGGAAGTTTAAATTCGTCCCACTCCCAAGACCAGTCCTTTGTATTTATTAATAAATAACCAGTCTTAATTTTTGTTCTATGAAATTGTGTAGCCATTGGACTACCTGGATATACAATGTTAAGTTGAGTATTGCTATGGCTATGTAAGTCTCCTGCAAATACAACTGGAAAAGGTGAAAATCTCATCAAGTCTATTTCAGGATTTACGTGAGGTGGTATCGCTCCCCTAACATGAGTAAATAGCGGTTGCCTGTTATTAAATTGTGTAATGTGCCACTTCCTATGTAGCTCACGGTAGGGGAGGATTCCAAACTGTTCGCCTTTGTAAATATCGTCAACGATTTCTACTAAAGGATTAAGTCTAGTCGTAGCACTCTTTAATTGAGTAAAAAATGTTTTTCCCTTTCTTGTAGCCTCATGGTTGCCATCAAATATAATGGTCTTGATGCCAACATTACTAATAAATTTAAAATATAACTCTAACTCTTCCATTGATGGTACTCTATCAAATAAATCACCACCAATTATGTGTAAATCTGCTTTCGTTTCTAACTCTTTTATCTGCTCTATGAACAGATTAAACCTATTTTTAGCCCAAGTAACTGGGACATTTTTCTGTCCCAGCTTCAAGTGCCAGTCTGCTGTGAATAGGATTCTGTTTACCACGGATTCTTAGTTCCTTCCGCTTCAAATTCCTTAGACACCTCAGCAGGTGTTTCGTTCCCTTGAGATCTAATTCGATCTAAGAGTTCTTTTTGTGCTTCTGCACTTGGTCTTGGTAGAACTTCGTCCATTGACTTAAGTTCTGCAATAGATGCTTTTTCATCATCTGATAAAGCTCTTGTTTTGCATTTCAAAACCTGTAACTGATATTCGACATTAAATGCCATCGGTCCAGTTTTAACCCTTTTGAAATAGACATCCCAACCCGTTTCTGGATCAGTAGGATCACCTAAATCTTCAGCCGCTAACATGATTTGTTCTAGCAACTTTTTCTTTAGATTTAGAACTTTGACCTGTCCATCTGCAGGGTCTATACATTGAATTGCATAAGACCAACCACATTTCATATCTGGATGGTATGCTCGTACCCAATCTTTTTCCGCATTGTCAAAAGTTTCTGTTTGTCTATTGAATGATAAACATTCCATAGGTATATTTTTAGCGTTTTCGCCTTTAATCCAATAAACGTAACGGGGAAGGATATCTCCTACCATTCTTACTACGTTATCTCCATCTCGGTAAGTAAATTGATTAATACTTGATTTTTTTGCCTTACCTTCTAATTGACCAAATTGTATAGCCATGATTTTCTCCTTAAATGACTTCTTCGTATCGAAATCTTATTTTATTTTTTTCGACTTTCAGTAGTCTGTTGTTGTTTATAATGTCCTCGCCCACTGGTGAGTGATTGAGGTCTAGTGTTGTCTCTCCGTTATCGTTAAAGAGATTGATATTTCTATAACTAGCTAAAGTTATATACTCTATCCACTCTCTTTCGGAGTATTCTGGTCTGTGTTCAAATATAGCTTCTGGATTAACCAGAAAAGAGAATCCAAACCAATTTTTGTTCCAATATTTATATAATGGATCACGATAATTTTTGGGAGTCAGATTGTAAGTAAGCGTGTGTATTACTAATAGAACCTCTGTAGAGATTCCATTGGTCGCTTC